TTACTTCCGGTTGTAGCGCCAGTAACCGCCGAGGCGGACGCCGGTATACATGAGCCAGGCCCGCCAGCGCGCTACGCCGCTGGAACGCAGGGCGTTGAAGAAGACTCGGTCTGCTGCTTTGCGGCTTAACTCGGCGGTGAAGTACAGGCGGTCATGTATGGCTGCGGCCGCATTACCGTAGCCAACCACGCTGGCATACAGCGCAAGTACGCCAAAGCCGACCGTGCCCAGCAAGGCACCCAGCGGCGGTAGGAACCAACCCACTAGCAGGCTCAATGCGAGCAATGCCACAGCCATGGTGCGCAGAGGCTGAACGCTGGCGAAGTCCGTTTCGAAATCGACAGGAACCACCACCTCGCCACAGCATGCGTCCCAGTAGAGGAATGCAGACAGCAAGCGCCAGGTTGCGCCATCACCGAGCAGCCGCACCTGTAACGGCATAGGGAAGCGTTCCATCACGGCCACCACTTGTCGTCGGTAAAGTCGGCCGGGATTGGCTGCATGTCCTTGAGTTGCCGCGCGGTAAATATCAGCACCTGCTTGCGTAGGGCTGCTGCCTTGCCGAAAGCGACAACAGTTGGCGCGTCCATTGGCACAAGAGTGTTGTCAGAGGCGATCCAGGCGAAATCCTGATCAGGATCAGACCAGCGCAGGTCACCAGGCTGAGCGCCTGCAACCATGGCCATGAAGCCCAGTTGCGCAGCGCCTGAGATGTTCTCGCGGTCAGTAGCGCGGGACTGAAACAGCACCCCGCCAAACGCAGTGCCAGCATCGATACGAAGGTCACGTTCGGCGTCGACAGCGGTAGCAGTTGGAACAACAACAGGATTAAGGTGCGCCTGCACCTCGGATTCCGTCATGGGTACCAGGGTGTCAGGAATGACTGCATCCTGAGAGCCGTCGGCATCGTAGGCGTAAACGCTACCGGTAGTGGTGTCACGAAAGTATTTCATCAGCGCATCTCCACCCATTTTTCAATTGCTACAGAGCCCGTGATCGGGCTTATTTTGTAGGTGGCGCCCACCGGTACTTCTGCTCTCAGAACTGCACGAAGGTTGTTGAAGTTCCCGCCTCCGATGCTCGCCCCCTCATGCGAGACCAACAGACCGTTGATGTACAACCCCGACGTAGCGGCGGCCTGGTGGTAAGTGAGGATATGAACAACAATCGTCCGGCCCGTGGTGTTTGTGTAGGTTGTGTCCATGGCTCGCGAGCCCGACACGTCAGTCCAAGCTTGGCCGTCACCTATGCACCGTTGTCGGGCTTCTAAGGTAGAAACGCGACCAGCCATAACCGGATGAACAGCAGCTCCGACCACCCACCATTTGCCCGCACCATCGGCGCGCAGATGTAGCCAATCACCTGAGAACAGCAGCGCTGTGGATGCAGAGCCAGCGGGCGTAGCGAGCGTGTCAAACATAATCTTGTCGGCACCCGCCCCGGCGATGCTCAGGGTGTTGGCACTAACGTCGGCACGCCGAACGATGACATCGACCACGCCCAGATCTGGCGTGGCCGCGGGCAATGTGAACAAGCGATTACCGCCGCTAGCGTCCAGGATCAGAAGCCCCAGCTGCGCAGCAGTGAGTACTGTGTCCACGCTAAAGCTAAGGAACAGCTTGTCCGGTACTTGCCGGGAGATCAGCTCATTTATGGCCAACAACAGCTGATCGTTCTGTTCCTCGCTGGGCACTAAGCCGGCAGCGGTGACGACACTGAGCAGCTCATCGGTGACCAAGTTTGCCCAAACAGCTGGATCACGTGAGGCAGGAATGCTGAGTAGCGGGTTGCCGTCTGTGAACTTGCCATCACGCAGGGCCACGCCGGGTTGAGTGTGTGGGTAATCCATCAGATACCTCCGTAGCTTAAAAACAGAATTGAGCCGCCCGGTTTACGTTTGTGCATGACGCACTCCAACTGGGTGTCGCCCCACACGCGGTAGGGTTCGCCCATGGCTGAGCGACCGTGGCGGCGCTCGGTGATTTGCGATTCGGGCAGGTTGAGCTGCCAGGCGTCTTCCCATTCTTCGCCGCCGTAGAGTTCGCCCATACGCGCGCGGCCGTGGCGGCGTGCCCAGTACTCGGTAATGGTGGCGTTTGGGTAGCCCAGCGCCTCAGCAATTGCGAGGAAGTGCGGGCGACTTTGCCCGCCCAGGCTGACCAGTTTGGCCAGCACGGCGCGGGAGCGCTCCAGGACGGTCATGGAACCTTGCACGCTGCATTCATCCGGCAGGCTCAGCGCACGCTCCCAGCGCTCCAAGGTTTCAAACGCCTCGGCTGGGCTGGTTTCGCGGTACAGGTCGTCAGCCCGCTGGTGCGCGCGGGAGAAGCTGCGACCATAAGCCTGGAGCAGCTTCTGCAGGTTGCTATCTGGGTCTTGTGACCAGGCCTCACCGGGTGGCAATAGCTGGCTGAGTTGGCGGCCGTAGCCTTGGGCGCTTATGTCCACTCGATGCCTCCAAAGGTCAGCATCTGGCCTGGCGCGGCAACCACGTTGGTGAGCGGTTCCTCAACAGTGTTATCGGTTTCACCAGCGGCGATGCTGACGGCCTCGCGGATATGGCTGATTTTCAGGGTGCCTGCTGGGCGCGATTCGCGGCGGTGCAGGTCGCGCAGCTCGGCCTCAACAGCGGCCTGCACTTGCGCGGTATTTGGCACAAGGTGGATCTGGTAATTGACCGGTACCGCCACAGGACCCAGCACATAAACCGAGCGACGACCTGCAGGCCGGCGCGCGGCAATGTAGGCAGCGCAGATGTCCAGCACTTCGGCGCTGGGGATCGGGCTTTCCTGGTTGTCGCAGACGATGCGCACCGTAACGCTGCCGCTACCTTGTTCGTGCTCAGTCGCCCAGGCGCGGGTAATAGCGGGTGAGATTCCAGCGCCCAGGTTTCGTAGTCGGGCAGGCTGCCACCCTGTGGCGGCTCGGCTATGCGGCGAAGTACTCGCTCGCGCAGGCCGTCCAAAGTTTCCAGGTCGGTACCGCCGGTCATGCCGTCCTCGCCCACCAGGGCAGCGGATTGAATACCAGTGACGGGGCTGAGCAGCGTCAGGCGAGCACCTGGTGCAAGGTTGCCGGCCGTGCCTGGCGTATTGGCGTCAAGCATGACGAGGCCGCTGCTGGCCGCCAAGGTGACGGTTTCACGCACGGTGTAGAGCAGGCCCTGGCTATATTGCAGAGGGGTGCCCGCGAGCAGTGTTGCCCCGATTGCTCCGCTGACTTGCGCCATGCCGAAGGCATAGGCCGGATCGCGGTACCACAGCTTATAAATGCGCGCCCAGCGCTCTACGCCCTCAGCGTCGGCCTGTTCATCCGGCAAGAAGTTGCGGTGGCGGTAATCAATGTGCGCGTGCAGCCCCTGCACCGCGCCGGCCTGGGCGAATGCCAGCACGCCAGCGGTGCTGCGGCGAGTTTTGGCGCTATTGATGGGCAGATGGGCCTCGATGTCGCTACCGACCTGCTGCCGGTTTTCTTCGAGTGTGGGCAGAATGAATGTCATTGCAGGGCTTCCCAGAGGCTGTCGTGCTGGTAGTTTTCGTTGCGCCCATCGCGGCGGCTGATGGTCACCTGCAGGCGCAGCACGCCGCGCTTAGGCACGCTAGCGGTTACCTCAACCTTGGCGGCGATGCCGTCTTCCAGCGTCCAGGCAACGGACTCTTTGCCGTATTCACGGGCACGGCGCAGGGTTTCGGCGATTTCCTTTTCGCGGGTGAGTAGCCATAGGCGCGATCCGATCCGGTCAGTCGGCACGGCCGGCCAGGCGTCGCCTGCCCAGCCGCGACGGTCTGAGGCGCTGTCTGGCAGTGCATCATCTGGGCGCGCGCGGCGGTCGGAAAACAGGCTGATGATGACGGACGTCTGCAGGCTGTCATCGAGCGCGAGGTCGCCGTTTTCAATCACCAGGTCGGCTTCACGACCGTTCCAGCTCAGGGCTAAGTCGGTCATGCGACGCCTCCGGCCATTCGCTTGCCAGATTGCTGGCCAACGGCCGGCATGGTGTTTTCGTGCGGGTGGTTAACCTGGCTAACGCCTGCAGCGACCTGGTCACCTGCAGAGACGATCTTGCCGGTGGTGGTTATCTGCGGCGTATCGAAGTTCACGGCAGTGGCCGCTTGGATGTTGAGGGTGCTGGTCTCTATATCGATCACGCGGCCGCGCTTGAAATGGATTTTGTCCTTTTCATCGGTGTACATGGCCACCTCGCCGTCCTGCATCCCGGTCAAGCGATAACGACGATCACCGCAGGACACCACAACGCTGTGCGCGCGGTGGCCACCGACGGCCAGTACCAGGGCCTCGGCCCCTGCCAGCGGGTTGGCAGTGAAGCCGTAAGGTTGCCAGTGCTCGACGCCATCGAGCTGCTCATCCGCCAATAAGCTGACCTGCAGGGTCTGCATCTTGGCGGCGTCGTTTACCAGGGTGACTACCGCGCGGGTAACGATGTGCGCCAAGCCCCGGCGCAGCGGATTAAGCAAGCGGTCAATACCACGCATCGGCGACCTCCGGCTCTGGCTGATCGAGCAGTGCAAACGCCTCGCGGGGCATTACGGTGGGCTCAACACGTTCGCCCTGGTCATCGAGCACGTAGGTCAGGTCAGTTATCAGGCGCTCGGCACCGCGCAGGTAGCTGTAGGCGTCATGGACCGTAACCAGGCTGTTGTGCTGCCAGATCTGACCGTTGCTTTGCCGGTGGCTATTGAGGGTGTAACTGATGGCCTGCGAACGGCCCCAGCGCACATTGCGCTCCCAGGTGACGCGCTCACGCGCCGAGGCGGTATCCAGCGGGCCGTCTGCGATGAGAGTCAGCGGCCGGTGACGCTTGATACGGCTGTCGCGGGCGGTGGCCAGCACGGCGCTGGTGACCGCGCCGTAGTTGTCGTCATCGCCTTGCGATTGACCTTTGAGGGTGTAGTGGCTGAAGACATCGCTCAGGTCACGGTTGCAGGAACCTTGACCGATGTTCTCACCCAGGATCAGGGCGTCATGCGCGCGCGAGTGCCCGGCGCGGGTAATCACCAAGTTGCCTTTGCCGTCGGTGATCAGCAGCACGCCACGAATGCGCGCGGCCTGATCGAGCATCTCGAACACCGTCTCGCCGTCGTTGGGTTTCAGGCTTTTGAATGGTGCATTCGCCCCGGCTTGGTCGATTACGGTTATGCCAAAGGGCGCGCAAAGTTCACGCGCCACATCGGCAAGGCTTCGGCCGATCCACTGAGTCGCAGGCGCTGAGCAATCGACCAGGTCACAGGTTTTGTCGCGGCCGCTCACGCTGACGCTATGGTCTTGCGCGTTATAGGTGGGGCCGACGCGGTCGATGTAGCCGGTGATTAGGACGTCATCGTCATAATGTACGCTGCAAGGAGCGCCCTCGGGGATTTGGCGGCGTGCGGCTTGGCCAGCCCAGCGCTCGGTCAACTGCAGGTCAAAGGTGCCGGCCAGCTGCTGCATACCGAGGCCGATGCGGTAGCTCTTCCAGCCACCCCATTCCTGGTTGTCGACCATCAAACGGACTTCAGGCATCTTTCAGCACCTCCAATACTTGGCCACCCGCCACAAAGCCGGGGTGGGCGATGCGGTTACGGCTGACAATTTCTTCGGCGCGTCGGGCATCGCCGTACAGGCGGTGGGCAATAAGTAGGGCCGGCATGGTGGCCAGGGGCTGATAGCGTGCAAGCGGCACCAGGGTGGCCGAGCGGCTATTCATATCCGTCACCAGGGCGGCGGTCATTTTGGCCAGGGCGTTGTAACGCGCAGGGGTCGCCTGCAGCTGCTGGCGGTCTAGCTCAGTCACGACCTGGTCGCGCGCTGTAAGTGCTTGCTCACGGTTTTCATAGACCAAACCGGGGAGTACTTTCCCGCCTTCTGCAAGCGGTCTGCCGGTGGCAATACGCGCCGCTTCGGCCACGGCAATGCGCTCAATCAGCGTGTAAACCGCCGTTTGGTTGGCAGATTGCTGGGCGCGTGATGGGGTGACGTAGCCTTTGCCGCTAACCGCTAACCGCTAACCGCTAACCGCTTTGGCTTTGCTGCCAGCATTGAATAAGGCAGTCATGGCCTTGAATGCGCCAAACGGGCTAAGGCCGGTGGTCATGCCGCGCACCATGCTAAGCAAGCTAAGGCCAAGGTT